GTCCTTGTTCCTCGTAAAAACATTGGCAAAAATACTCGCAGTCGCCCCGAGGTATGACTGCAAGGTGGAATCGCCTGTCGAAGCTGGCGCAGAGCCGGACCCAGCGACTGCCATTAGTGGAATAGTTAACCCGCTTGGCCCACTACTTTGCGTGAATATTGCATTCATCCCTCCGCCGGTAATGAGATTGTCGAAGAAGTCTGTCTCACGGCGAACCTGCTCATCTGGACCTCGAACAACCAGCTTGTATCGCCCTTTCAGTCCAACGTCGGCGCGGTACTCGTCCATGGCGTTGCCAGCGAGCTTGTGAAGATTGGTCATGACAATGTGCCTCCAACTGGCAATTTCGATACTCGAATGGTGTTGTCGTCATCCGCCAGTGAAGTAATGAGCTTCACGGAAAGTGAACCACTTTGCGGGGTAGCTGACACCCGCACCGTGTTCCCACCATCGGCGGTTACCGTGGCCTGAGCACTGCGGAGCGTTCCACCCATGGGGGCGACCTGAACGGTGATCGGATTTGGGAAATACCACGCCTTGACGTAGGCATCTCGACACTCCCCGCTCAGCGGAACGCTGCTGACGCTCATGCCCTCAAACTCGTAGCTTTGATGAAGGATCGTCCTAAGCTCTGCGGTTATGGGCGCAGGACGGAGCGTTAGAGCATCCCGGCTAGAGATCGGGAATGGATGACTGGTAACGTAGACATCCGGTGCGCTTGCTGTGACGCAGAACTCATACTGAGGAATCGCGCCTGACAGGTCGGTAAGGTCGTCATTCTCTACGACGATGTAGGCCAGTCCGCGGAATGGAGACACATTGCCTGCACCCTCCACCGCTACGATGGTCGAGTCGGGCATCTGCGATTCACCGCCGTGATACAACGACACCTTCTGCAGCCATTTGGCGCTGTAGGCCTTCTCCTCGGCTGTCGCCGCTGGATCGGAGGTGTAGACCTTTTTTCCGTTCCGCTTGATCCAGTGGAAGCCGTAGATCTCGCCCTGGCACACACCGACCGCATAGCTGCGGGTGTACGTGTAGGTCGTCGTTTTCGAGCTTGCCCCTTTGCCCTGACGCTGGCGCTTGACGTGCTCAATCAGGCGGTCGCACCAGATGATGTTTCCGCCTGTCACGTATCGCCCGTATCCGAATGGGATTACGCCGCCGACCGTCGAAGTCTGGCTCATTGCGTCGGTGAGACGCGGGCCTTTCACCTGTACGGGGTCAACATATCCGCCAATGGCAGAACCAATCGAGAATCCGATCTGTGCACCCATTACTGGGTTGCCAGCGTAGAACCCAATGATTCCGCCAGCCACACCACCAACGACACCGCCGATAGTTGATCCGCTCACCGGGCACCCCGCCTGTATATGCGGCGGATTCGCCGCAGCCACTTCTCATCCAGAGGGTGCTCTGTAACACGCCCCAGGATGCTGTCCGTGTGGATCAACGAAAGCCCGCCATGGATGTCATCGGCGATCAGGCCGCAATGCCGGATCGGCCCGCCGTAGGCCATCGCTACGGCGTCTCCAGGGCGCATCTCGGCACTCTCCACCAGCGGAGCCCCCAGCAGGCCTTCCATCGTCGCCTCAAGGAGCCCGCGACACGGATTGCGCCCATAGCTTGGCGTCGGGCTCTGCACGTCGAAGGCAAGGATCAGCAGGCCGGCGCAATCGATGCCGACTGCGGGGTTCCGGCCCTGGTGGCACCACGGCACGCCGATGAGCGCACGCGCCTTCTCGATTGGGTTTGTCATGCGGCATCCACCGAGCGAACGTAGGCACCAGGCACGGAAAGGGACGTGTCCGATACGGGGGTAAGGTGCTCACCACGGAAGTTCAGGACATTGCCCTTCTGCTTGCAGGTGGCGAATGTCTTGTCGCAGTCCTGCCGGACGCGGAAGGTGTCGCCAGCCCCGATGTCGAAGCCAGCCGGTAGTGCCAGGCGGACGCGGCCGCCAGCTTCGAAGCTGAACACCTCGCTTTCCAGCCCGACGTTTGACCCGGTGAGCCACTGGATGATCCCAAGGTCATAGAACCCTGCAGCCCCGGTCAAACCACTCGCGGTGAATACCCGGTCGGGGTCATCGCCCTCCGCCGTGACAACACCGTCCGTCCATACGAACCGCATGCCGCAACGCTCGTCGCCGTATCCGGCTCTGCAGGTCAGCGAATACACCGTACTGATGGTCTGCTTTGCCTGCTGCATGAGCGACCGGTACTCGGTCACCCAGGCGTTGCCATGGCACTTGGTCTGCCCGCAGGTGCCGAACATGACAACTTCGTGCCCCTGCGAAAGGTCCATGTAGTTGACCCGATAGACCGTCACCTCCGCATAGTCCAGCAGGCCGGCCGACACCTCCTCGACGGTGATGCCGGTCGCGGCCACCCATCCCATCAGGTCGGTGTTGTCTACGCCGAAGTCTGCGGCCGATTGGATGCGCTCAGGCTTGAATCCGTTCTCCGCTCGGTATGCGATCAGGCCCGCGCCGTCGTCGTAGGAGAGATCTACATCCAACGTCGTGAAGCCGAACACCACGCCGGCCCACCGCCCCACGCAGGCAACCCGAAGCAGGAAGCACCACGTTGTTGCGGGTTCGCGCAGGTGCGTTTGCAGCCTGATTGGAATCTGCTTCATCTGCGCACCTCCACCAGCTCGATGTCCGCGCTATGCGCGTCCAGGTCGCCGAGGGTGAAGGCGTTGTGATCGCTATCGAACCGGACCCAAACGTCGAACTCCCCTGACCACGTGTAGTCGTCGTCCGCCCATGCCGCAGCAGGGACGAAAAGCCCCTTCCCAGCATCCAGAGATCCCGCTACGGCGGTTCCCGCCGAGTCGCGAATAACCGCCGTGGCGATTGCCTGGATGCGCCGTGTTGCCGCTTCCGGCCCGAGCCGGTATGTCCGGGTCAGCTGCACTGCATCCGTCGTTCCGATAGCTGGGGCGATGGGCTCCCCTTCGGCAACGTTGTCCAGAGGATCGTTGAAGCGGAATGCGTAGAGCCGTCCACGCGCCGCGTAGAAGGCAGCCATTACTTCCCGCTGGCCGGCAGCGGAAAGGTTGTTGAACGCGGCGCTATACCGCATCCGTGGATACCGCCATTGCCCGTTGCGCACCTCGCCGCCGTTGTCCAGCTCGACAATGGCGGTGTTCCACTCCGGGCCACCCTGGAAGCCATAGGCGACACACTCGGGCAGCCGCGTATCAATGAACCCACTCATCGGCCATTCCTCGCCATTGCTCTTGATGACTCCCTGCCAACTTCACGGGCGATCTGCATGGGCGTCCTGCGGTCAGGCTTACCGGCGACGGTGACATTCAAGTTCTGCACGACCTGCCTGCTGCCCCTCGCCGAAGCCATGGCCGCAGCGGTCGGGACGATGGTCCCTGTGCCTCGCGGCGCGAACCACTCCGGCCCTTCTTCGCCGACCCAGTACCCACGGCCCGACAGCACGTCACCGCCAGTTGCCTTTGCGCCACCGAACAGACTTGCAGCACCGGACATCAGCGTTGACAGGAAGCCACCGCCCGAAGCGCCGCCTCCGCCACCGGACATGCCGCTGAACATCTTCGACATCAGCCCACCCAGGAGTCCGCCACCGTTCTGGCCCTGCTCTCCGAACAGGGACGCGGCGAAGTTGTTGGCGATCATCTTCAAGATGTTGCTCGCCACCGAGTCGAAGAAGTCCGTTACGGCATCCTTCGCGCTCGCCGCACCCTTCACCAGGTCGTAGAAGTTATCCGCGAACGCGCCGCGCATTTGATCCTGAAGGCCTACTAGATCGCCCATTGCCTTGGACTGGTCATAGAGGGAATCCGACAGAAGCCCGATGGCCTTCCTTTCCTCTTCGGTGGCCTCAGCGCCGAGGTATCGGAGTTCGATGGCTTTCGCGCGCTCCTTGTTCGTCAGCGACAAGATGCTCAGCTCAAACTCAAGGTCGGCCTTCTGGTCCTTGAATGCCTTCTTGCGGTCCTCCTCGGCCTCCCGCTGCTCCTCAAGCTCCTTGCGGACTCGCTCGTCTGCAGCTTCGCGCTGGTCCAGCAGGTCCATGGTTGCCTGCTTCTGGCGCAGGCTTTCCTTCTCCGCGTCAGACAATCCCTTCAGCGCGCCTGCCGTGAGGTCGTAGTCGAGCTTGGCAGCCGCCCCCGCCTTCCCATGCAACGCAATCTGCTCATCCAGCTGAGCATTGATCCGCTCGTAAGCGCGGGCAAGCTCATCGGCCTGGCCCTTCTGCCCCCCGCCGGCCTTGCCGCCGCCCGAGCCCCCCTCCCCTCCGGCAAGCAGCTTGCGCAGCGCGTCCTCCGTCGCCTTGGCGCGCTTCTCTGCATCCGCTTGTCCCTGCACCCCCTTGAGGAATGACATGGCCTCAGCGGCCATTCCCGTGGCATCAGCCGGCTGCGCGGCGGCTTGCTTGCTGCCCCCGCTCCCACCCCTAAACGAATCGATCAGGCCCTGTTGGCCCATACCGAACATCTCGAAGCCCTGCTTGAACTCCCCCTGCAGGACCAGAAGTCCGCCATGCGCCGTCGCCAGCGTTGCTGCAATGGCCGTGCCGGCCACTTCGAAGGCCTTGGCAACATAACTCGCACCGGTGCCGATGACGCGCAAGCCATCGGCGATCTTGCCGGCCACCTCGTTGAGCTTTTCCCCCTTCTGCGCGCCGTCCAGGAACTGGCCGGACATGCTCAACAGGTCCGGCAGCAGGTCGGCAGCGACGGCGTTCCCGACGCCCTGGACGAAGATCTTCATCCGCGCCAGGTTGTCGTTGAACTCCTCTGCATTGGTGCCCGCAGTACCGGAAACGACCTGGCCGAACGCTTCGGCCTCCGCCCCGGCATCACGCAATCCCTGCGAGCCATCCTTCAACAGGTCGATCAGGCTCTGGAAACTCTTGCCGAAGATCGACATCCCGGCCGCAACGACTTCCTGAGAACCCTTCTGTGCCTTGTAGGCATCGGCGAAGTCGTAGAGGAGATCGATGGTCGGGCGAAGCTTGCCATTGGCGTCCTTGATGCTGATGCCCAGCGCATCGAAGAGCTTTGCCTGCTTGCTGCTCGGGTCCAGCGCCTCGGCCTGCGCCTTGGTCAGGCGTCCGATAGTCGTCTGCAGATCCTGGACGGAGAGATCCGCGAAGCTTGCGGCGTACGCCAGCTTGGAGAAGTCCTCCGTCCCCATGTTCAAGACCTTGGCGGTCTTGCTCATCTCATCCATTGTGTCGATGGATGACTTGACCAGCATGGTCAACGAGGTTGCGGCGGTCGCCAGTCCGGCGCCAAGAACCGCCCCCATCTCCTTTGCGGCCTTCTGGAGCTTCTTGACCGCCTTCTCTGCGCGCTCCGAATCGGTCACGAAGGAGCCGGTTCGCATCAGCAAATCAATGACGATTGAGCCTGCAGTTGCCATCGTTGGCCTCCTACTGGGTCTTTATGCCGAAGGCGGCAAGGGTGCGGGCATCCGCCTCATTCACGCGATTTGGACGTGGCGAGAGGAAGGCGATGCTGTTGTCGTAGTTCCCGCCAAACACCGCCGCAAGCAATGCAGCCGGCCTGTGGAAGCGGTGGTGGTCATCGAAGGGGTAAAGAACGAAGAACTCACGCCACCCGTGCAACTCGCGTTGCGGCATGGCATCGATCTCCCCGAGGGTTTTCCCAAGGCTCAATGCGAGCTGGTATCGGAACCATTCGCCGCCTCGACCGACGAAGGAGCTTTTCCCGAGAACTTGTTCAGTTCGGTAATGACGGCCCACATCGCAACTGATACGGACGGTTTCAGCTTTGCAGCCTGCTCCATCGTCAGAACGCGCTCTCCGGCGTCGTCAACGATGGAAAGCGAGATCGCGAGTGCCCAAGCGGACGCGCGCTCCTCGGCATCCTTGCTCGCCTCAATCTGGATGATGCGGCGAAAGTCGATGCTCGGCAGCTCGCGGAAGTTGAAGTCATGGCTGGACCCGTCAGGCAGCTTGATCGGGTGCTTGTGGATTTCGTCAGAGACGAACATGGATGCGGGAATGTTCTGCATGTTGTTCCTCGGTAGCGCCGGCTCTCCGTTGGGAGCCGGCGCATATGGTGTCGACTACGGGCCGGGCGGCGGCACCAGGTCGGCGTTGTTGACTGCCCCGCCGTTCCAGTGGAGTACCTGGCCTTCTGCCTGCTGGGTCAGGCTTGCGGTTCCACGCACGATCTCGTTGGTGGCGATGTCCAGGGTGTTGGTTGCCACGTACGCATCGAACTCGATGGACGTTCGGCCCTCAGGCGCGGTGAGCGTCCCATCCGCCTCCAGCTCCGGGGGATCGATGCCATCGGAAAGGCAGGCCATCCAGTGGAAGACCTGCTTTGATTCCTGCATCTTCGTCAGCAGGCGATGGGAGATGCGGGTCGGCTTGAAGTTGTAGGGGACGGACAGGGACGCAACCTGGTTGAGGCCGGGCTTGGAGGTTTCACCCACCTTGTTGCCCAGGCACGTGGTGCTGATCTGGGACGGCGCGCCGCCACCCATGCCGGTGATGCCCGTGGGGCAGTTCAGTTTGACCAGGCGCGGAGTTCCCGGCGTGGTGATCGTGTCAACGAAGAAAAGCTCAG